ACTTCTTCAGCCTCTAAAGTACGATTCATGGCAATATCAAAAGCAGCACTTTGAGTGGTATTAGTAGACTTGATTTTTTCTATCTCCGCGTGTATCGAATTTACTATAGAATCAAACTCGGAAGAAGACTGTTTATTTTTGTCGAGTTCATCAATTTGTCGCATAATAGACGAAATCTTGTAGTCGGTCTCACCGTTAACTGTTACGACGGAATTTTGCAAATCCGTGACCTTTACACGAAGAAGATCCAAAAAGCCGTCGCGGATCTTATCTTGTTCGGCGTCTAGTCTATCTTTTTCTTCAAATACAGAGAGATTCTTATCAAGTATGTACTCTCCTTTTTTAATGTCGATATCCAGTCGTTCTAAATCAGCCACATTATTATTAATTGTCTTCCTTATTTTAGAATCTACCGTGAAATGTTCTCGTTTAAATTCAGCATTAAACTTCCAAGACCTTACTATTTCAATACTTACGAATAAGCAAAACAAGAATCCTATTGTAAATATGTATATATTCATATTACAGGTTTAAAGAGAAAAATTACAGATGTTCAAAAAAAGCATGCAACAATATACATATCCAATACGTACAGCTGTAAACTCAACCCGTTAGATCTACAGATAGTTTACATTTTCGTATCATATCTGTTAAGAATTGTTCATAATAATTAAATATAAATTCATATTCACCTAATTCAAAATACAGAACTATAATATATTTGTCACTTAATATATATTTTCCTTTATTTAAGTCATTAATAAAATCCTTAATCGCTTTCGAAGTGTTTTCGATTACTTCTTTTTCATTTTTATTTAATTTATCAGGATTCTTATAATTTAAAAGAATATCTTCAATTGCATGATGACGATAATCTAATTCATAAATAGATATAGATTTGTCGGCCAAACGTTGGGGGGCACTGGTTTTTTTTTTTAATTTAAATAATTCATTTATTCGTGCATTTATATTGATAATTTCTTTAAGTTTCTTATTTTCAGATTCTTCAATATCTATATACGAATTAAGATGATTTAATATCAGATCAAAAGCTTCCTTATTGAACGTTAAAAACAAAAATCTAAATAACATTATAGTATTAAAACTCAAATCGTCTATACGACATATAATTTTGGAAATAATTGATTTATAATAATACAATTCACTTGTTAATGAAAGCATTTTGTTCATAGTTATAGTCAATTTAATTTCATTTTTTTCCGATAAACAATACAAATCATTTAAAACATGTTTGGGTATACCCGTCGAATATTTACTGAAATTATATATATTTATAGATTCATTATTAGTTCTATTATATAAAAAACATTTCATAAACAGAATATTAAATCCATGTGGACCCCATCTTTTATCCATTTCATTTTGTTTTAATTGTACCATTCTTTCATCTATACTGTTATGAAGATGTTCACCCACAAATTCTATAAATTCTTCATCAGAATTGATAATTTTTTTGTAAATATCTACCATTCCAATATCATTTTTATTTTCGAAATTTTTCAATATATCAAGCTTTTTATTGAATAGCTCGTTTAAATATTTTTGTACATGTTCAATAGGAAATAAGAAATTATCGTCAGTTGTAGGTGGAGTTGTACTGGGTCGACCTTTTAAGTCGTGTGTTAAGATTGCCTTATTTTGTCCATTATCTCCTTGTTGATCGAATTTAACCATTTTAAAACCTTCTGATTGATGATTATCTTCTTCTTCTCGATCGATATATATCTTTGATCCCGGAAGTAGTTTTAAATATAAATAATTTTGTTCGTCTTCAGTTGGTTTTAAAGAATCAAGTTCTGATAATATTTCGATATTTTCAGATTTGATTTTTTCCTCTTCAGTTTTATTTAAATTCTCTAATTCTAAAATAAGTTCATTAGAAAAAAGTCTTTTTTCTAATTTCGTTCTATCGATTTGTCTTTTTTTGTAATTAAAATACGTATCTTCTTCTTCAGATCGGGTTAATTCTTTCAATAGATGTTTTGTTTCATCTATAATTTTTTTATAGTCTGTAATATCAAATAATTCATTTTTTTCATTTTGTTTTAATATGTCTTCACGGATAATAATTTCGGCTCTATATCGAATCCTTCTCTTCTCTCTATTTTCGTATTCATGTTCTACATAGTTTAAAAAATTCGTAACCTGTGTTATACATTGATTTAAAGTTTCGTCTGGTTTATCATCTGAAATATCCTTATTTTTTTTAATAAAATCCATACATTCTTTTACAGTTTGTGAAGGTGTCTTTTTTTCTTTACCAACGTCTACAGATTCATTTTTTTTATTGTTTTCTATATCAAAACTACTCTGTAAATTGTTTATTTCACGTCTCCGTTTGCTAATAATTGTATTCAAAATGTTTATTTTGTATTTATTTTTTTCTTCAACAAATTTCTTATGGGCTTCATTTTCTTGTATTATAAATTGTTCTTCAGCATTTTTATATTTTTCATATGGAATTCCTTTATCTAGAAAGTAATCAAAATAAAATTTATACGATTTACTGTTTTTAACTTCATCAGAAAGGTTTTTATTAATATAATCTATTTTTGTCCCATTTATATAATCTTTAATTCTATTATAATCTTGAAATTCTAAACCGGTTGACTTTATTTTATTTTCATAGTTTGAAATTTTATATTTCTCAAGTTCTTCTTCACCGTTTTTTTGTACATAATCTCGTTCGTCTTCCACTATTCGTTCGATAGTTTGATAAACTGGAAAAGTTATTTTAGTACCAAAACCAGAATTTCTATATTTACTAAGAGAATTGGGTACCTTTTTTGCTGCTTCAATACTACCCATTAAATATTATTATTTTATATTATATAATATTTCCTATAAAAGCAAAAGACTTTAACCCTTTACATTTCATTTTTTTTTGTGTTTCAGGGTAATCCTTGTCGATATCTGTAATATTTGCAATATAATGCTTATATAGACAGAACGATTCGCGTATCTTAGGTTCCATCTCAATTATAAATTTGGGGTCTAAATTCACCCTTTGACAATTGTATGTTTCGATTTTATAGAATACAACCGTTCTTGTATCAGGCTGATCTTTACCCCATTTTACAACTCCGGATGTACCCAGTACCACATCAGAGTATTCGAATACTTCCCGATCGAGTTCTTTATCAAATCTATACGAAATCGCACCTTTCTCCATACCGTTAAGGGTCCTAGCACCCCATTTGACATTAGTAGCCGTATGTTCGGTATTATATAAGTCAGAATAAACTATATCACCAACATCTCCGGGACCTGTATCTTCCAAGAATTCTGTCTCCGAATCATAACACGTAATTTTACATTCTAGAAAATCACATTCTTCCAGCTCGGCCGTGTGCATCTGCCCCTGCATTTGCTGGTAGTATTCTGGCTTTATATATCCATCCACGATATGTCTCGAATATACACACTTTATTTCAAGCATGATACCGTTACTCGCGATACCGTCAGGAGAAGCTCCGAAACATTCAACTTTCCGATTTGTAAGCATACCGAACTCGTGGACTTTTACACGATTTCTAGCCTCGTAAGCGCGACAAGCGACGGTTTCGAAAATAACACCGTGTCGAACAGCCGGGATATGCGATAGAGAAATGTCCTCTAAACCGCATTTACGTCGTAAGAACTGGCGTATGGAATTTGTAGAGCCTGTCGCTTGTAAAAGCTCCGACGCGGTAATTACCTTCTTGCGCTCAGCATACCACTCGGGCGTTCTTTGTTCAAAACCAGGATTCAAAAGAAGTTCTTTAAGGCGGGTTTGGTATTTATCAAGTTTCGAAAGTCTGTCTATAACAATCTTTTCGTCGACGAAATTACCGTAAACACAATCCAAAATTTCTTTTGTTTTAAAAACGTCGTTATTCGTGAAAGTTAGGAGTCTGTCGAGACATTGAACGTTAATTTCCATTTTACAGTTTATATTTTTTATACCTTACGTTCATATCGCGTACCATTCGTATTTCGGGTATCCCTTGCTTTCGCAACACGAAAAAGGATCAATGTGGTTTGTACCACAATTCGAACACACTGGGGTACCAATACCACGCGTGAAAGCTACATTTTCAACACCGATCGGCATTTCACAATATCCGTCCAAACATCCTCCTCTAGCATTAGGTGAAAAATATGGACATTCGTGATCGCGTGTACAGGGTCTATCCCAAATACCGTTAACTTCTTCACACAATTTCTCGGTCAAGATTTCGGGCTTATTATAACACATGTAATCGAAACGACCGCCGGAATCTCTTCTTGAAATACTCGCGAAATTTTTAACGAAATTGTCAAGCGCAGGCTCGCCATTAGGACGTCCGCCTAAAACCGCCCAAGTCCCCATTCCAGTTCTATATAGTTCACCGTATACATCTTTAGATTTATCACCGACAATCGTACCAGAATATATATTCGTAATATCAAAAGATACTTCCAAAAAAGGTTCGGGAGAGATATCGCCTACAACCGCCATTATTTCTCGATCTTCGGCATCCCTACCTATATAATAAACTCGGCTTCCTAAAATAACAGGTAGCCACGGGGCCAAAACAATTTCGGTTTGAGAAACTTCGTGTATGTACCAAGGTCTAGTATGGTAACTACCGACTTTCAGCTCGTACTTGGCACCTATAATTACTTCTACTCCTTGTTCTTTAGAAATTCGTCGCATATCGTCTTTCGAAATTACCATTTTGCCTCTAATATGATCGCGCGGGTTTTCGAGGCGGCCAGGCGTTAAACTATGATTGCTTTTTCCAGTTCCGTCTAAATACGCGTGTCCAGAATTCAACATTAGCGTTTCAGCTTCATTGTAAAATTTGTCGCTCTTCCTAGCATACGATTCGGAAACATCGTATAACCTGGCACCGAATCTAACCTCTATCTCGCGAAGGCGAGACAAGTCACATTCAGTCAATAACGTGTTTAAAAGAACGCTTTTGTCACCGAAAGATTCTGGGCCGTATATTATAGTTTCGAGGGATATGCACGTTATTCTAGGTCCAGATAAAGAAAGCACGCTAGAATTATCATCGCATTTTACATCAGACGTTAAATCGAAGGCGTTTACCGAAGCAAACTGCAATTCTGGGTATATTAACCTAAACATTATACGCGACATACTAGAAAAGTCGGCGACAGAAGATCGACCGTTTGGTATTTGTCCTGTATTTTTACCACATGCATAGTCCAACCTTGAACATATAGCGTCGTAAGATTCGTTTACATTTTCGATAATAACAGGAGGCATTATACGCGGATGATAACATGAAAGAAGTGTAATTAAAATAGGAGACAACGTCGGATCGGTTACTAAAATACGATTACCGGACAATTCGCGGGCATTAAAAAAAGAGCTTTCTCCAATTACAGAATTACGCCAGACACAAAGAATAGGCGAGCGCGTTTTACTTATTCCCAATGCTCTCAATTTAGAACCCTCTGTTCTGAAGGAATTCATAAAAGTATGCACGGACTCTTTGTTCAACATAGTTTATATTTACAGCTGTTCCCATAAAATAAAGCAATGGAAAACCAGAAATAGAAACAGTATACATTCATCCGAATATAAGCTGAATTTCGTATTCGATATCCGCAAACTTCCTTTTCTTTAACGAAGATACACGTTCACAAATTCCCTGTAAAATAAATTCTCTCATAATTTTTGGATCAAGAAACAAACTTGAACACAGTTTTGAAGGAGAAAACTCTTTTGTTATTTGCAAATTAACAGCTTCTCTGGATACCACGTATACAAAGTCGTAGAACATGCTGATAGGTCCCTCGTTTTTAATCGCGCGTCTTATAGCACGATCGTATACCTCTGACCAAATACCAGAAAAAACGACGTTTTTCTTGCACAATTCGAGCCATAGATCATCTGACGTGTAAAAATCCAAAGAAGTTTCAAAATTTCCAGTAGAAGATATTATACCATAACCAGCAAGGCGGTTGCCCAGAGGGGTATCAGATGATATGTCAATGAAGTTTACATCCGCAGGCGTGAAATTGTCAATAATATAATGGACAACTTGATGTATTTGCCATGGCTGAAGCACGGCTCCGATATTTGACATTTGTTCGATTTCGGAAATCTGTAAATTCAAAATGTAAAGCGAACGCTTTATATCTTTTGAAACGTATATGTATCAACAAAATGCGCACAAAATTTCAAATTCAAAAATGTACGTTTACGTTTTTCCAAAAGATGCGAAAGACGCCTCCGCGTTGTATACCGAGTTTATACCAGTAACCATCTTGTACCTATGTTCGAAAGATTCGGAAGATGTCTCCATCGTATACCGTCTAACTCCATCGAATTCGACAGCGTGATGAGTCGCTAGTATGAACATACATTTTTCGAACTCAGAAATTTTCCGTAAAACACCGTCAAGACAAACAACGCATTGCGAAGCTGTCGTGCTACTAAAAAGCTCGTCGATAACAATTAGGCACGGTTTACCCTTTTCTGCAATCGCCACTATTTCGCCTATATTTGTCATTTCGGCTTGAAACCTAGACTTACCTTTCGTAATATCGTCTGGTACGCACATATGGCTGTTTATGGTATGTACTGGATTAACGGCGATTGCGCCGCAATAAGCCACACAAACAGTCTGAGACATCAAAGAAGCCAATGCAATGGACCTCAAAATCGTACTTTTTCCAGACGCGTTAGCGCCTGTCAATACTATATTCTTAGCGCCATACGCAAGAGAAACGTCGTTTCCGACACAGTTCGGTATCATGGGGTGAGTTATACCTCTCGCGAGTATGCCCGGCCCGCCAAATTCTACGGGTACGACGGTATTATTATACACATGGTCTGAAACCGATCTCACCGCATCGAAAATAGAAACGTGTTTAGCGAATCCTTCCATCGATTCTAAACACAAGCATTTGAAGCTTACAAGGGCTCTCCCGAATCTTACATCCCATGGCTTATAAACAGCGCCCGATAAAATATCAGGAAGTGATTTTCCAGGGTTATCCTTAATCTTTTTAGAGTCGTCTCCGTGTACCCATCGTTTTGTATGCGATATATCCCATCCATAAGCTGCCATCGCTATAGTTGCTTGTTTAACGTATCTACAAGCCCCTTCGATTTTACATGTGATTTTTTCACATGCTATGTAAAGATTCTTCGCGTGTCGAATGGAATTTAACAAACCTTGTACGTAAACATATACAGCCGCGAACGCGGAAAGAGCCATAGACGCGAACGAAGCGGTTCTACCGGATGCTAACGCCATAACCTCCCCCCCTATACGGAAAGACTGGTAAATCAGCTTTAGATAGTTTACCAATCCCAGTTTTATACCGCATCTATACCTCAGAACGAATATAGGCGAAAGCAAATACAAAAAAGGTGTTATGAAAGAAACTACTGGTGATACAAGTGTGCCGTAAACATTATTTATACCTAGAAGTAACCAAATCTTATTAAGCCAATGAGAAAAAATACAATCGAAATATGGCATTTCTAAAAGCTCGATCAATTCTTCGTCGGTGTTATCTCTGTAGCGTAACAACCACATAAAATCAGATTCGCCGTCTTTGTCAATAGGCAAATCTAGTCTTACATTTGATAGTCTGACAATGTCGTGTTTACGACTATTCAATACAGAAGTAGAATGGAGAACTTCGTCGAAAATATACATTAGAGCTTCGTGTGAAGCTTTAAGTTTAGAATTAGTGCATATGATTGACGCTACTCCGCTTAATTCTATGTCATTTGATACCCTAGATCCTTTAATATCGAAAAGACTCATTTCATTTTTGTAGGCAAAATTCGGTTACTGAAACGCGCGCACAATGGTATTTTTACAGACTGTTCAAAAATCGTTCTCTAGAAGCAGCAGTCGCCGAATCCATTGCAAGCTTAACTTGATCCGAACCGGTTGAAGCCGATGCGGCAACCATGGCCTCGGTACCGCCTAGAATTTTACCATCGAAATTTACAGGAGATGTCTGACAGCACTGTGTGGATCCGCCGGTCATCGACGGTTTATAATCAGATCCGTCCATTGTGTAGTGGCTATCCATCCCCATAGTTGAAGTAGATCCAGCTATCATAGAAGATTCCCGTACAGGGTATGCGGTATCAGCAATCCCGCCTCCGGTACGAGTTCGACTTTTTCCAGAAGACTTTTTAGAACTTTTCTTGCTATTCTTAGCGGCAACTACGGTGTCGGAAGGGAACGGTATATCAAGTTTTTTATATACTGCCCTTTTTTCGGATTCGCCTAATATAGCCTCTACGTGATTCTGATGTGTGATCGTAAGAACGACATCGCTACCTTCTTCGAACGTACCGTCATCTAACTTCTTTCTACGCGTAATTTTCTTGGGATCTTTAAGTTTACGCTTCTCAGCGAAGTAAACGAACGAAAGCTTAGAAGACCCGCTAGTAGTTTCCCTAAGAATAAAAGTTGCAGATGATACACCGGCGTCCCTGAATATTCTACCAGCGGCTTTTTTACCAGCCGAAAGAGGAGTTTTAGATTCATAGCGACCTGTATTTTCAATCCTTTTACCCTTCATGGGACCTTGAGCGAACTTGGCATCGGAAACCATGATTTGGAAATATCGTTTATTATCATCCTCTGCCATGTGATGTATATATAAGTTGTTTACGGAAAAAAATTGGGAACGAGCGCGTTGATTGTCACGAATTATATTTTGTCAACCAGGTCTACGTGTCCTAGCATATGTCTTCGACAACAGTACCGATTTAACCCCAATTCATCAAGTAACTTCCCTCTGAATCCAGGTGTTAAATCTCCTGAAAGTTCAGCCTCTTCTATCTTACGTTCGTAGTATCTCCATTTATCAGCAAGAACTTTTCCACAGGTTACGCATCTAACAGGTATGATCATTTTCCTAATTTATTATGAATGTAACATTTAAGCTGTTGACGAAAAACCTGTTGAAGATATTCACCGGATCAGAAAAAACGTATCGTTGTATCGCGCACAGTGTTGCATTATTTTGGGAACATCTGTATCACATATATTGAAATGAGTGACGGAACTTTATTCCCAGCAAAAGTTTCAATTAGAGGAAAAAATGTGTTCGTAAATGGTCATGTGTTTTATATACACAATGTAGCCGGAGACGGAGACTGTTTATTTCACTGCTTCAACGAATCCGAAGATTCAAACGAAAAAAAGGGTGCGAATTTCTATAGAAGGATTACAAATACTCCAGAAGGCGAATGGGGAAATCACGAAAGTATTTCTAAATATGTTTCACTATTCAAAAAAAATGTCTGTGTGGTTATACCAGGCAAATCTAACAGTTTCGTAGAAGTTTATACATACAAGCGTCGAAACTCTACAATAGCAAATGACGAGATTGTGTTACTTTTTAGATATAACCACTTCGATCTTTTGAAACGAGAATAAATATGTATATGAAAAATCACTTCAATGCACATCGTGTCTTTCGACATCGGTTCGAAAAATCTAGCATTCTGCGATATAGTATTCGAAACTAATAAAACGACTGTAAACAATCTGTGTATAATCGACGTATCGGGAAAATCGTGTTGTGAAATAATCGAAAATGTCGTAAATAAGTTAGAAAACATATTTCATACAGAAAATGTATTTGACGTATTGCTTATAGAAAATCAACCTTCGTTAAAAAATCCAGTATGCAAAACAATTCAAACAGCCGTTCACACATGGTTCGTATCTACGAGAAGATGTCGTAAAGTCGTACTATGTTCACCTTTACAGAAAAACAAACTTTGTTGTATCGTTTACGACGAAATCGTACCTCTCAATTATAGAGATAAAAAAAAACAGACGATTAGGGCGGCAAAGCGAATTCTAGGCGAAGATTTTTTTGTAGGAAAGTCAGATGACGTCGCAGACGCATTAGTCCAGTCGTTATTTTTTTTTCTAAACACTACAAAATCAGTTTCTAAAGAAGGTTTCAACAAATATATCATACTATAACATTACAAATACAATGCTGTCTTCTACCAACTTCTTAGCTAAGAAAGGGGGATCGGCCGCTTCGTCCGCAGTTGAAGGACTAGTATCGGAAGGTACTTGGCCAGTTATGGACCAGAGATTCGGGACCGCAAAGGGAGGATCGAAAACAAAATCTGCAATGCATAAAATGGCAGGAGGATCTTCATGCAGCGCCGCCGGACAGGCAGGAGGATCTTCCATGAAGCACACGATGGGAGGAGGATCTTCCATGAAGCACACGATGGGAGGTGGGTCTTACGGAAAAACTATTCGAACCGGCGGTAAAATGCCATCTCTAAAGTACGGAGGTGGTGTACCCGCAGCGGTTCCTAGCGGATCTCCTATGTTAGGCCATAACAAAAGCACTCCCATGGATGCTGGAAGTCCAGTCCAGACTTTCGCTAAGATTTCAAGCGCGTCATATTCGCCTATCACCAAGGTTGGCGGTATGGGTATGAAGAAGCTTTCTTCCACGAAGAAGAAATCTAGCACGTCCAAAAAAACGGTTTCAAAACCAGTAAAGAAAGCGGCTACTAAAAAGCCTACGGTAAAAAAAACTACTCCTAAAAAACCGGCTTCGAAGAAACCGGCGACTAAAAAGACGACTTCGAAATCCAAGTAGTCAAACGAATTACGAAAACTAGAAATTGAGTTCGTCCTTTGTAAGCGGTAAAATAACAGGTATTGTAGGAGTGGGAATAAAGGTATACCTTTCAACAGGAAGGTCACCCGAAGGAATAGGCAAGGATTGTTTAGCGTCTACAGGCTTAGGTATATTTACACGGTGATTGTCACGGGCATTTAAGTTATCTTGAATTCTGAAATGAAATGGACTTATAGCCTTATCTTGGGGATTCTCGTGTAATACTTTGAATCTGTTAACACCTTTACCGCGAAGAGTTGAAGGCGGATTGGAAACCTTTGTATGTTCGTCGCGAATGAAATCCGGTGTATAGCCTAACTGAATAGGTGTAGGACAAGCTCCGACATTGTCAGGACCTGGTAGAAAATAATCGCTAGGACACCTAGAATTTTTGCGGTCTATACCAAGTAGTTCGCTTGACTCTGCCTCCTTAACCGCCGGATCACAAGCGTACTTGTTAGTGGGAGCAGACTGGAAAATATACTCAGCTGGTCCAAGAGATTCCCTTAGAGAATGTCTATAAGCGCCTTCGTCGTACGCCGAACGAGATAAGGACATTACGATATATTGTATAATCGTTAGGATTTATTTACGTTTTCGAAATCGGTTTTACGTTTCGATGAACGATTGCGTTTATTTCAATAACAAAAAAACGACCCGTTACGTAAATATGGACCTTCGCGATAAACTGGTTTATGCATTCAATACGTTCTTCGGAGATTTCCTTACAAATGCCAAAAATGTCGACGAATCAATCAAAAAACGTCTAAAAAAGAAGTACAGAGTTATAGACCGCTCGTCGAATGCTATTCTACTAGATTTTTGCAAAGCAGCGAAGTCTTCTGGAATTTACGACATTATCAGGGACGTTTCAGAACCAGATAAGCTTCTAGATACAGAATCTGTTCTTTCTATGCACGTCGCACAAGCAATGCCTCTAAAAGACGTCTTACAGTTCGCTAAAGACGATACAAAAAAATGTATTTTAAGCGACATTTCGCTCCTTTGCGGAGTGTGCAGCATTTACGACGAACTTTGCGACGAAGATCATTCCGACACAAGTGTATTACAATCGTTCTTCGAAAATCTTATGGAAGCAGTCGAGAATGTGACTTCCGGAATAAATTCATATTCTGACGTGGATATCATGAAAAGCATTGTAGACGACGACGTTCGCGATCTTTTCGTGGGAATCCTTGCTAGAGTACATCGAAGTAAATCAGAATCCAATAACAAGAATGGTAAAAGTCCAGTTTACAACGATAACAGTGAAAACGTCAACCCAAAAAGCAACGAAATGGAGGATATCCTCGAACAAATGAAATCTAGCAAACTAGGAGAAATCGCCGAGGAAATATCGAAAACTATAGACAAGGATAAACTCGCACAAGCGTTTTCAGGGGAAAATGGTATGGAAAATATGATACAGGGATTAATGTCGGGTAAAAACGTAGGCATGATCGGCGAATTGATTCAGCAAGTGGGCGACAAAATCAACAAGAAGCTACAGGACGGGGATATGAAAGAAGAGGACCTTTTGAAAGACGCGTTCAGTCTCATGGGACGGATGAAAGATTTCGGTTCTGGAAAAAAATGAGACACCATTGAATATATCACAAATATATGACGATTCACACGCAAATTGTTTCCATTTATTTTGAGACCCAAAGAAACAAATGAATGTCTCTCCTTCTCGAACATGGTATAGCGCGGCGTTATACTTCATAATCGTCGTTACGGTATTAGCCGCCAAACCGAAATTCGCGTTCCATGAAGACGGAACCATGAAAGATTTCGGAACCGGTGACCAAAGATCCGTTTTCAATTTTGGAGTAATAACCGGAACATCTGCAGTACTTAGCGGCATGATTTTCGCGGTCGCTGATCTTGTTGCCATACCTGTATAAAACGCTTAGCGCAGCGATACTCTATACATTATAATTGTATTTCTAATGGGAATACCAGGATATTTCGCACAGGCGATAAAGAACGTACCGAGATCTATTAAGACGAATGTTCCTAACGTGGCACGTTTGTTCCTTGACTTTAATTCAGCGGTTCATAGAGGCGTTACCGAAAAAGCGACCGAGGATTCCATTATTAACCAAGCATGTGAAACGCTTTTAGAAATAGTAGATACAGTAAGCCCTTCAGAGTTGATATTTGTAGCTATAGACGGAGTCGCACCTCTTGCCAAAGTAAATCAGCAAAGATCTAGGCGATATCTTAGTCAAAAAATGAAGGCATTCACAAAATCGATAGGAGCCGCGGATTATACATCAAAGGAAAACCGCGAAATTTTCGACAGGAACGCGATAACACCCGGAACTGAATTCATGACGAAACTGTGTAATAGACTACAATTCGAAACAGAAAGCATTGCGGTTTCGAGAGGAATTAAAGCGATATTTTCAGGGAGTTCCATTTTCGGTGAAGGCGAACACAAAATATTAGAGTATATTCGAAGGAATCACGTGGACGGCGATACCGGAATAAACTGTATATATGGCCTCGACGCAGATCTTATCATACTGTCAATGGTCCTCGTCGACCAAATTGGATCGGCCCCGTGTATAATACGAGAAAAGAATTCGAACGAAGATTTCGAAAATACCGAATATGGAAATTACGAATATCTCGATGTTATGGAACTTATAGATCACATTTCTCAATCGGTAAACAAAAATTTATCGAAAAGACATAAAATATTGAATCATGTAATCGCGTCTTTCCTTGTAGGTAACGACTTTTTGCCTCCTTTGTCTTACCTAAACATAAAACACGGCGGTCTAGAAGAAATCTTGGAAATGTGCGAAACTCCTTTGTGTTCGGAAACCGGATACGTGATACAATGGGATTCGATATGCGAAGTTTTGAATAAATTGGCGAATAAAGAGGATACAGAGTTCATGAAAAGAGACGAAAGATATTGGAACACTAAATCACAAGTAACTACGAATCCCGTTGTTATATGGGACAACTACCCCATCGTAAATAAAAATTACAAGATGAAACATATTTCACCGGGTAAGCCTGGATGGGTTCCTAGATACTACGAACACCTATTCTATACGAACGACGTTTCGAAGATTGTCAAGGATTATATCGTTGGATTACAATGGACACTCGACTATTACACTGGTAAATATTGTAAGCAAACACCGTGTTGGCAATATGTTCACGCGTATTCCCCCACTGCGATCGACGTATACAATTACGTAGTGGCAAATCAAGAAAATATCGACACAATCGTAGGCGACGAACTAAACAAACTTAGAATTTACGGATATGACCCAGAAGTTGCCCTGCTAATGGTTACTCCTCCTTCTTCTTTCGGAATCTTAAGCCCGAAGCTAAGATCATTCGCAACCGATACAAATTTCGGGATCGCTCACTGTTTTCCAGAAGACTTTAGAATACACGTTTACCTAAAAAGATGGGCACACGAGTGCAAAGCTATTGTTCCACCCGTTGATATAGATAAATTTAGCGGAATTTTATGACGAAATTTTCATTTATGTACAACTGTTTGTATACCGATACTAAACGGGTCGTCGACCTTAGCAAACGCGCAAACCCTAGCGTCGCACACTTGAACATCAGAAGGTCCGGGAACGGGCGGTGGCTGACATTTAGTAGTTTGCGCATTCTTGGAAGCTATATCGAAATTCGAGCGTCTAATTAAATCTGCTTTGTGTTTAAGGTCTTCCTTAAGATCGAACGAACCTTTGTAGGGTACATGGTACGCAGATCTATGAAGATAGTCTGTGAAAACGCGGCCATCTTCCATCTTCCATATAGGGAATGTAACGGACACAGGCGCATCTTTTTGTTTACCGTTTGCATCTACGCTGATATCACACGATTGACACGACATATTTCAGTTTGGTTTTAGGTCTCAAAATATATTGAATACAAAAATACGAAAACGATAAAAAAATAAAATTTTCTATCGAAATTGAAACAATATGTACGGAGGAAATGAAGGGGAACAAGGGAACAGTTCAAGCGAAGGAGATGTACAGGGAGGCATATTCGGGTATTATTCTAGGATTATGAGGGTAAAAGAAGTAATTATAACAGCGTCCGCATTTGTCCTAGGTGTTGCGGCTAACAATCTTGTTCAGACATTATCCGACGAAACCGTTTCGAAATTTTTAGAATCGCAATACGACTTGGCGGATACAAAGCTTAAGTATGGAGGCATGATCGTGCACTATGGAAAAATATTTCAGAAGGTAATAGAACTAATAGCTGTGAGCATAACGATTTTCTTAATAATCACCTCTGCTGCAAAATATTTGTAGTTGTTCAAAAATATCGCGTGACGCGAAATCGCAAAGCGTTTATCCACACGTCTTTTTTTTTCCAGTTTAGCCCAAGAATGCAATACCAACAATCCGAGATTGGAAGCACGGGGTCAGAAAACGGCTTAGACTTCTTGCTAAACCATAGCAAGACGGAAAATCGGTTTACACAACCAAGCGGCTCTGCTTTAAACTCTGGGTTCACAAGCGATAAACGCCAAGGGTCTATGATGGAAGTTCTTAATGAAATGGATCAGGGGGAAGACGACAACAGTTTAGCCGAAGACGAAGGAGAAGAAGAAGAGGATAATGAAGATGATAACGAAAATTCAGACGAGGATGAAGAAG